TGGGGTCAGAAGAACTTACAGATTCGTGAGTCACAGCTTAACAGAATTGCAGTTCGTAGACTTCTTCTTAGAATGAGAAAGCTCATTGCAATCGCTTGCAGAAGCTTAATCTTCGAGCCAAACGACCCAACTACAAAGAATATGTTTTTGTCAGCAGTTACTCCAATTATGGATAACATCAGAGCTAACAGAGGTATTTCTGATTATAGAATTGAGGTTAATGACACGGTTGAATCACGTGACAGACGTGAACTTCCAGCTAAGATTTACTTCAAGCCTTATAACGCACTTGAGTACGTTGTGTTAGACTTCATACTTACTCCAGAGGGAATAAGTTTTGACCAAATCTAAATAAATTAAATCCTGAGACATAAATCTCAGGATTTTTTTTTATCTGTAGATATTTATATTAAAATATATTCGAATATGAGTAAATTTGTTAATGAACTTTTAAAAGATTTAAAAAGAACTTCTAAATATCTAACAGAAGATTATATATTTAATGATGAAGAAGATGGACCAATGGGTCCAGATGAAATGGGGCATGGAATGCCTCATGGTGAAGGCCCAGTAGCAGACCCAACCATTCCTGAACAACAGCCTCAAGCAGCACAGCAGGGAGATAATGCAGAAGCACAGGCTATGCATGCTCAAGAGGTTATTAAACATGAGCCTATTATTGGAAAAATTAGAGAAACTGCAATTGAAGGATTAAAAAAATATTCTGATAATCCAACATCAAAATTGTATGAGTTCTTCAAGAAAGTGTTCTTGGAGAGTGATAAAGTATTAACTGATACTGGTAGTAAAAATTAATAAAATAAGGAAATAAAGCGTTCCTATTGGGACGCTTTTCTTGTATTCCAACGATACACTGCTGAAGATGCTCATCACTTACAGCGTGAGTATGGCCCAAGTTACAATTATTTGAATAAAATGTATTAATTGGTCTTGTATTAGATTTAGTCTTAATTGATTTGCTTTTGCGTTATCAACAATATAATGCAGTATTGTATTTAAAATGACTGCCACCAATAAAATCCATCCAGACACGTTATATAAGAATATTATTGGTAGCATTATAGCAATTGACCATTCAAGTGAATGCTCAAATAATGCCATTTTATAGTCATTTTTATATTTTTCTAGTGATAACCCGTCATCTTTACAAGCTTTTTCCCACCATGATTTTTGTTTTAGATAAGTAAACTTTCCCTGGATAACAAAATCATCAATTATGTGGCAGAAAAACATTAAAATCAGTGTTTTTATCATAATATTTGTTATATTTTAGCAAATATACAAAAAAAATCTTTAAAAAACAAATTTTTTAATATTTATTAACAAATAATTAATTATTAAAAATAATAGAAAGACATGTCAGATTTACTTTTGAAAATGCCGCTCAATTATGAGCCGCTAAGAAAGAATAGATGGTTGTTTAGATTCCCAGCTGACTTAGGAATACAGGAATGGTGGTTATCAAGTGCAGCAAGACCAACTATCACTCAAGAGGAAACTCAGATACCATTCTTAAACACATCAACTTGGGTTGTTGGTCGTTACACATGGGATACTATCCAGGTAACTCTTCGTGACCCAATTGGTCCATCAGCTTCACAGGCTGTTATGGAATGGGTTCGTTTACACTCTGAGTCTGTTACTGGTCGCCAGGGATATGCAGCTGGTTATAAGCGTGATGTTGAGCTTGAAATGCTTGACCCAACAGGTGTTGTTGTATCAAAATGGATTCTTAAGAATTGTATGTTGACAACGGTTAACTTTGGAGATTTGGATTATAGCTCATCAGACCTTACAACAATCCAGATGACACTTAGATTTGATTATGCTATTCTTGCATACTAATCTATTAGCAATCATTTAAAAATAAAAAGGGATAAGAATGCTTATCCCTTTATTTTTTTATCATTTTTATTAATTTTTATAAAAAAAAATAACTAGAAAATAATTATAAAAAACAAATAATGTTATGAATAAAAAGGAAATGTTGTATGAAATTTCTTTAAAGTATAACACATTGAAAATGTATGATAATACTTTGGAACAAATGAAAAAGAATGGAATTAATTCTAAAAAAGCGATAGAAGAAATTAAGCGTGAAAGGGATTCAATTGAAAAGGAGTTTGAAATTCTTCTAGATTCAAAAACCGAAGAGGTTAATAAAAATGGATATAGAACAAACCCAAAAATTGAAAAAGAAAATCAGTTTTTAAAGAAAGCTAATGAAGAATTGAATAGTCCTAAGAAATACTATTATGATGACCAAGATGAAGATATTCCTGAGCATGGCTTAGACGAATTTCCTTATGATTATGAATATTATAGCGATGAAATGGATGAAAAAGAAAACAGACCAAGATTAGCAGATGTTCAGGACAAAATTTCAAATTCTACATGGATAAGCAGCTCAAATTTCATTTTTAGATTTCCTAAAGACGAAATAAACATTGATGAATGGAGGGTTTCTTCATTTTCATATTGTTTGAATCAGCCATATAAAACATGCTCTTGCAATGGCTACGACGATGATGATGAGTCAAAGGAAATAAAGCATGGTGGCAATCTTTATGTTAGTGTAAATGATTTTTCAGAAAAAATAGATGATTGCCAGTATAATATTTTAACAAATATCGTATTATCTTTAATCGATAATAATGTAATTGAAAAAGATTTATATGCTGATATTATAGATAATGGGGGAAATGTATTATATACTCTTGTATTTGAAAAATGTAGATTTCTTGGAACTAATGGCGTGGCAAATACTTTTGATTATAAAAATACATCGCTTAGTCAAATGCATTTATCTTTTTCATTTAAAAACCTTATTGTACTTGCCCCAAACGAAAAATTAAAAAAAGAATAATAAAATGCGTCAACCAATAAAAAAAGGTAAACTTATAAATAAATCTAAACCAAAAGTTAAGAAAAGGCTTAGAAGGCCAGACGGAAAACTTGAAAGAGTTCATCCAAAGTTTGGTACTTCTAAGCTTGAACAGGATTTTGCTGAACAATTCCTTGATACATTGGGAATAGATTATATTTGGCAGTTTGAGGCAAAGGATATTGGAAGATTTTATGATTTTTATTTACCAAAACATAATCTTATAATAGAGGTTGATGGGTCATACTATCATTCAGACCCTAGAGTGGTAGACGAAAATAAATTAAGTCCAATGCAGAAGAAAAATAAACGTGTTGATGAGCATAAAAATGAATGGGCTTTAATGCATGGTATACCAATTATGAGAATTTGGGAATATGACATTAGGAATAACCCTTCCGGAGTTATGAAAGAATTAAAAAAACGATTATTTATAGAGGGTAAAACCCAAAATATATTGAATGAGAAAAATAAAAGACATAGAAATAGAATGAAATTATGAATGTTACGTTATATCTAGAAATGGAAAATTACGAAGACGGAGATTTTGACATTTCAAATGACTATTATAAGTCTGATGAAGAGTTTTTTGATGCAATGGATAGGGAAAATAAAAGATATTCTAATGTTGCATATGATGCTGTTTCAGGACTTGGTAATTTATCTAACAGAAATGTTGCAAAGTTTGGAAATCAAAATAAAGGTGGAAAAAATGCAACAACAAATAATTATAAATCAGAAGCAATCATACTCAATGAGAATGGTGAAGATGAAACTGTTGATAATTTGATTGCAAATTGTGTGTCTCAAGACGTTGTTGTTAATATTATAAGATTCAATCGTGATAATATGGATGAAGAATTTGAAGAAGATTTCAATTTCTGGATTGATGAACATAATAATATTAATCAATATAAGGATAAACTTGGCGAAGATAAGGTTTGGGAAAATGAACCAACAAGGAATTTTAAAATTGAGTTTAAAAACAATGCCAATGAGACAAAATATGCAATGTATGTGAATTGTAAGGTTTTGGAACAAGAAGGAAATGATGAGTATGCTATTTTAGCAGAAAAAATAATATTAATAGATAATTTATAAGTTATGCCAAAGAAAAAATTAACTCCAGAACAGGAAAAGGAAATTAAATTGTTGCGTGCAAATAATGAAATGTATGAGCGCACAAAAGAGGAAGCAAAAGTTCGTGGTACTGAACAGTCAGTTAAAAGAATTGAAATGGCTCAAGAAGAGGTTCAGGAAAAGATTAAGAGTATCATGAGCGGAAAAATCGAAAAAATAGAAATACCTCAAGAAGAAATTAAACCTGTTATTATTGAGCATAAGCCAATAGTTGAAAATGAAGAAGGGCTTCAAACATTATTTGATAAAAACGATGAAAATAGTTTTTATGGAAAGTATGATAGCGAAGATTCAGTATTTGCAATATTGGAAAGACATAGGGAAGAGGAAAAAGAAAAGCTTAATGCACCAAAAAGAGGTACTGAAACAATTAAGGAAGAACCTGAGTATGAATATGGTAAGGAGATAGTAAACCCTTCAGAAACCACATTCAATAATGCAGATTCAAACGCCCAATATGACGTGATTTCTTTACCTAGCAATGGAGAATGTTATAAGAACAAAATTGGACGTGTTCCTGTGGCTTATTTGACCGCCTACGATGAAAATATTATCACATCGCCAAATCTTTATAGAGACGGACTTGTTATTGATTATCTTTTAAAAAATAAAATCGTTAATAAGGAGATAAATGTGGAGGATTTGATAAGTGGTGATGTTGATGCAATCATTCTTTTCTTGAGGGCAACTAGCTATGGTGTTGAATTTCCAGTAGCTGTTGCTGACCCACAGACAGGAGAAATGATAGAAACAAAAGTTGACCTTTCGAAAATTAAAACAAAGGAATTTAAATTAAAGGGTGATGAAAATGGTCATTTTTCTTATACATTACCAAAGTCAGGAGTTGAGATTAAGTTTAAATATCTTACAAGAAAAGAGGAAAACGACTTGAGATTGCTTTCAAGACTTGAAAGCGAAGGCTCAAGTACTGTTGATTTGAAATCAGCAAACAATATAATTGTAAATATGCTTAAATCAGACTCTATCTTGGAAGGAAAAGAGAAATCTGCAATTCTTGACGCTACAAGAAAGATTGATGATTGGATTAAGAAGATAGAATTAACAAATAGCAATAAGTATAACAAATCCATTACAAATAGAATGGAAATGCAAATTGTTGCTATTAATGGAAACTATGATAGAGAATATATTAGAAAAGCTATTTATAATATGCCTGCAAATGATTCCCTTCATTTAAGAAGATATATATTGGATAATGAGCCTGGGCTTGATTTTGAGGTAGAAATTGAAAGACCTGAGAACCTTGGAGGTGGTTCTTTCAAAACCTTTCTTGAATGGAACGATACTGTTTTCTTCAATATCGCCTGATTATGAGAGAATTCTTAAAGAAGAACTTTTTGGCTGTTTCAAACATATAAAAATACCTTTCGATGAGCTTCTTAGAATGCCTGTAAGAGATAGGAAATTCTATATATTAAAGCATAATCAAGATGCAGAAGAAGAAAGAAGAGAATATGAAGAAAGACAAAAAGGTGGTTCAACAAAAACAGAAGCAATTGATGCGTTTACAGATATTGACCAACAAAATCTTAAAAACGCAGCAAAAAGATAATGGGAACTTACACAGGTTCCCATTTTTTTATTTTAAAAAAGTATTTAAATAGTATTTATAAGTAATAATTCTAAATATAAAATCAAATAATATATGGCAGCAGGACCAACAGTTGGAATTGGGGCATTTTTAGA